TCTAACCAAGTTCCCTTGGATTAGCCCCGTCACTTGCGAAGGTGATACGGCCTTGCTACTTGCCAGTTGTAATACTTTTATGAAGCGAACAAGCCGCCTAGATCTAGTTGTGTATGAGCTCTATTTCGCAGGTTGCGAGGTTTTCCCAAGAATGATGTAGGTCTAAGTGCGTGACAGTTTCGGCAGATTACATCACATTTCAGCATCTCTTCAAGTATCTGTTCTTTAGATGTTCGTGCAGGTATGTTGCTGATCTCGAACAGTTTTGTCATTGGGTCGCGATGATCCCAATCAAATGCTCTACTCGTTCGCTCATCTTGCACATATCCGCAGTCCAGACAATTACCTCTAGCAAGTTTGCACTCTCTAATCCAAGCGTCATTCCAGTCGCGTCGATATTGTCCTTTGGGCTTGTACATCTTTTTTTGATGACTTCTCGCATGCTCGCTTTTGCAAGTTTTAGAGCAAACTTTTCTCGGTCTTCCTGATCCGTTGTTTGTGCACGCCGCGCTGCATATCACGCAATAAGTGATCCATGTTGCATGTCCAGGCTTCACTTCTTGTCACTCCATGCCATTAACGCACCGCAAAGCACAGTAAGAGCCAATGCAAGCCACACATGACGCGTCATGGAAAGGCTCGGCGTAATGCTTCGTGAGCCAAGTACAGCTCATCAGTAAGGCGCTCTACTTCTTTTTTGAGCCAGTCACGCTCGCGACCTAACGCTTGGCAGTGATCGTGCAATCGGTCGTATTCTTCGCTTGGGTTTCTCATAGTTTCATCCTGTCAATCAGTACTCGACACTGTCCCGATGACAAGGTCTCTACAACTACATCGTCTACGCCAAGAGTCTTGTGAATAAACTCAAGCAGCTGGAAGTCATCCCATGCTTTACCGCGCGCCAGTGACTTTAAGAAGCCGATCTGTTTCGGTGACGCGCCGCCAAATGTGTCAGGTGCAGGCGTGCTGTTGACGCGGTTCACTTTCTCCATCTCGTTACTTGATGCGCGCTCGCCAGTGTGTCCGAGTGGGCCGTTACTGATTGCGCGTCCGATCGCTGATGTTTCGCAGTTCTCTAGAAACGATGTTTTGTTTACTGGGGAGTTCCCCATGACTTCTTCTGCCCAGCCATGCGCGATGATGCGTCCTTCGTTGTCGTATGTCTCGCATCGGAAGATGACCGTAGAAGCGTCGTAGTGCATCATGGTCGTCACGATCTGTCCTTGTGGGTAGGCAGTCCAGAAGCGCTCTAGGCGCTGTGCAACGGTCTCATAAAGCGATAGGTCAAAGTGTGCCATTAGCGCGCCTTCCAGACGATCGCCATGTTGCCTGCAAGCGTTGGTCGCTCTAGGTCGGTGGCGTAGACAAACTTGTCTTTGACTAAAGAGCCTCGGGTGGGTCTGACTGTGTTGCCAGAGATGCCGAGTGCGCGCTCAATCTCTTCATCTGTCGCGCCGCCTGTCTGCTTCAGGTATTCATAGACGCGCCTGCGTTTTGACCCCGATTTAGGCAATGCGTTTAGAGCTGCGATTACAGATGTCGGTTTTGCGCTGGGTGAGATGATGACAGTGTTTCGGTCTATTGCACATTCTTCTCGGTATTGTCCTAAGCCGCGTGATGGTGCAAAGAGTTGTAGGTCGTTCATTTGATCGGCTTCACTTTCTTGCATGCTTTGAGGTCTGGGTGACTCCAAAGGATTTTGGTCGGGTTAGTGGCGTGCGGTGTGCCGTGCATCTCTAGTCCACACTTCTTACATATTATTTTGTGCATGTCATGATCACATTGATTGCGGCTCGAAGCACTGACGCATTAAAGCGCGCCTGCTCTCCACCTGCTTCCATGCTTGCGTCGTACATAATCGCCAACTCATCAAGAAGGATGTCGTGAGTGTGTTTTGGTGCAGGTACATGATTAGGACGAAAGATGTCGTCTACAAATTGCATGAAAACTTTGTTGTATTTGTCGCTGTAAGTTTCGGGATACATTCGTCGGGTCTCCTCTGTGATTCCTGTTTCGGGATATTGCTCTTCGGTCACTTCGGAAGATTCCAAGGCGACCAATTAGAATTATGCCACACTGCGAGAGCTGCGATAAGGTTTATCTTTGGGTCAAACAATTCGTCGCACACTGTCAAGATTCCTTTCGCTTGTAGCCAACCTTGCGGCCAGTATGCCGAAGGGGTGCACCAGAATCCGTTGATCTGCATCAGACCGTAAGAGCCGCCGTTCGTGTCCTTAGCGTTAAAAGCGGTACTCGTACAATATGACTCGCGTTTAAGCACGCGCATCAGCGTCGGTGTTTCAGTGGCAGGCCAGCCAACACTCAAGGCAAGATTGAGAGCTCCAGCGCAAGCGGTAACTGGGGTCGTACTTGAGGTCGTAGTCGGCAAAGGTGCTAGTGGAATCGTGGCGTAGGCAGTCTGGACACTTACTTGAGACATGCCTTCAGGCGCTTCAGAAGCGTCCCAGAGAAGCACAAATGAGGCAAGTGCACAGATAGCCCATGCGGAAACTTTGAGGAATACTGGGGTCATTGTTGAAAACTCAATTCTGTTGGGACGCCCCAACTGTCGCCTGCCAAGGTTCGGAAAGCGATCTGGGCGCGGATGATTTTGTGGGTGTCTTCGTGTCTAAAGATCTGAACAAGTATTTCTTGTCCGTTGTCCATTGAGCACCGACCTACCTCATAGATGAAGACTTTTGGTTCGGTCATAATTTCACTCCTATCGTCGGTACTTCGACCATAGAGGATCAGTGGGCGCTATTGGGGGATTTCGGCGAACACTCTTTGGAAGGCTTGCTTTACAAGGGCTGGAGAGTCTGCCATAGCAGGCGAAATCTCTACATGAAGCCAGTCTCCGCCGGGTGCACCGTGAATTGTTGGCTTAGAGTATTTGCTCCACGCTTGTCGAGTGCACTGCCATCCGCGTCCGTAAGGCTTGAGTAGGTAGTCAAGGATGCACTCAAGTCCAAGCGCGTTTGCGTTGGCTGTGACGATGTTGAAGAAGTCCATCGTGCCCTTGCGATTAGCGGTTGGGTTTTTGTCTGACTTGCGATACGAAAGATCTACTGCGCGCCCTGTGGCATGCACTGACAGATTCTCGGATCCGCGCATGTCGCGTATTCCCCACGAACCATTATTCCAGAAGGCTCCGTTGCCGTAGCAAATTGCTTGTCTGATCCATTCGTCCATTCCGCTTCTAGGGCCAGCTGCGGCTCCGTCCGAGTTACCTGTGTACGGTCTTGAGTTTGGGATTGTTGGGTTCGCTGGGATCACGCTCATAATGTAGGTGGATCTTTAGGACGGTCTTTAAGTCCGTTGCCAGCGAGCAGACCGATCAAGCCGCCTGCCAAAGTCATGAGCATCGGCGACAAGACTCCCCATGCTTCGGCGTCATTGGGAGACTGCTCTGTAGGTTGCACGACAAAAAGAAGTCCGAAGATAAGTGATGCGATTGCCATGACGAACGATGCAGTAAGTCCAATTCCTACGATGAGGATGAGTCGAGCTTTGATTTGTTCGTTGCTTAGGCGTTTGTCTGGGTTCATAAGCAGCGTCTTTCTAGTATTCCATTGGCTTTGGTGGTGTTGCAGTTTTCGCGGTATCGGTCAGCACATGCGGTCAGGCCGAGCGCTAGCACGACACTAACTAGCAGGGTTAGGAGGATACGGGTTCGCATCTTTTACCGCTTGTACTGCGGTTTCCCATGCGGCTTGCGTGTTTGTGCCGCGTTGCCACTCAAAAAATAAGCCGTCTGATTGGGCTTCGTATTGTGTGCGGCGGTTTGCTTCAACTGTTGCGTACTGTTGGTTATATTGCACTGTTGGCCATGCGGCATCTAATTCGGCTTGTGTTGGTTTCGGTGTTGTATCTAACCAGTCAAGGCCGTCGTAGTCGTCGCCTGACATGTTCCAAAGTGTGCCAGGGTAGTTGGCTGTAAGTATTGCTGGGTAGTCAATCATGCGAGTATTTCCATAACTGTAATAGTGGACGCGGTGCGCGGAACTTCTGGGCTGTTTGTATCTGCGCTACTTCGGTTTACATAAAATGTGCCTGATGTATAAACAATTCCCTGCATTTTGTATGTTGTTGCTGATGTTGTTGCAGGGCTATCCAAAAATATAGCAGGAATCATAATTGGTGTATCTGTTGCCTGTCCTCTGACCTGATTTAATGCTTGAGTACGACTTCCAGCGGCATCGCCAATATCTATTGCGGTTGAACCCCGCACCAATCTTGCAGCCGCTTGGTTCACGCCAACATCTTGCGACGCGCTTAACTGAACCAATACAAGTATTTTAGAAGTTGCGGCAGTTGGTGTAATCGTTACAGACAAGCCTGTTATGTCGGTAAATGAGGTTGAGGTTGTTGTAAAAGTTGTTGTTAGTGCGGTAGATAAAACTTGTCCTACTTTGCTTACTGGGTTAGTTGCAGCAAAAGACAGGTTGGCATTAAGCGAGGCTGCGGTGAGCACTTCTCCAGCGGTGTATGTGGTCAATGGCATGTTTCTATCCTAAGACATTTTCTTCGTCGAGTGTGCCATATACCAAGTCATCCAAGATGAGCTCATAGACGATCGTGGTTGGTGAGGTGAAGTAGGTGACTGCGTGCCCAGCCGACAAAGTAAGTCGGTGCTCTAATCCTTCAATGGTGAGATTTTGTGCAAACTGGGTTGGGCCTGACGAAGTCGTAATTGACTTTTGGATATTGATCAGGTCGCCGACATCGAGGAGCGCAAGTGTGTCTTGGTCTAGTGCAGGTGTGCCGGGGAACTCGGTGCCAAGGAAGTTGAAGCGTGCTTCGGGATCTGGACTGATTAGGTATTGGGCAAGTGTGAGAGCTGCGGCGTCATTGTGCAAAAGCGAGTCGGTGATTGATTGGGTCTGCACAAGATACAAGGCTTGAGATGCTAGGTCTTCTGCTACTTCTGGCGATGTCGCTCCAGCGTGCTGAATAGACGCGCGATTCACGACCGTGTCCGCTTGGAAGGAGATGTCTATAGCCGAGTAGCCGATCTGGGTACCGTCATCATGAAATTCGGCGACAGGGACTCCCAGCGTTGTTCCAATGCGCTTTTGGAAGGTGATAGTGCCTTCTCGATCTACAAAGATTCTGCCCTGCTCGGCTTCATTGATTTTGTTGGCGTAACCTGCGACCGATGTACCGTTTGCGACTGTGTAGGCAGCTGCACCGCCAAGGGTCGCCACGCCTGTCTCAATGCTCCGTGTGCCTGTGTAAGCAACTTCTGGTAGATCTAGCAGGTCGTCAAAGCGCTCGCTTGAGAGCTGCTCTGTGACATTCCATTCGGCAAGGAAGGTCTGCCCCAATTGGTAGGAGAAGTCTGCGCAATTTACGGTCACTGTGTCAAGTCCGCCAAGCGTAAAGGTGTAGTCGTAATTGACTATGTAGCCAACCCACAAAAGTTCTTTGACATTGGTAGAGCTGTACCGAGAAAAGCGGACTTCTCGGAGAGGTGCAAGTCCAGGCTGATTATTGTTTGGATCAAAGTAAGGCGAGGTCGTGTCGAAAGGGTTGAACACTCCGTCGGCGTAGGTGTCGTTAAGTGTGAAGTTCATCGTGCCATAAGCAAACTGGTCGCCAGTGTTGGCGCGTCCGCGCTTTGCTGTAAGTGAGATCGCGCCGTCTAAGACGCTTGCAAACTGGGATGTACCGTCAAGCACATATTCGGTATTATCTAGTTCGCCTTTAAGATCGTCGTCAAGTGTGAAAGCGTTCCAGTCGTACCCTGTGTCAATCTCTAGGTCGTAGTTACCTGATCCAAGTACCGCTACGCCTGCCATTAGGCGACCGCTATGTTTGCAGGGCCATTCTGCCTATTGAATGCTCTGATCGCGTTTACGACAGCTGTGCCAATCTCCGCGCTTGAGCCAAGACCGCCCGTGATGTTGATCGTGTAGTTACCCATTCCAGAATTGCGTCCAGATAGTGGGATGACCGCTTCAGGGCCACGCTCGCCGATCATTGCAAGCGTAGGCCCTGTTACGATCCCACCGTCCGCGAGCATCGGAATAGTCGGAACGGAGAAGCCATTACCACCAATTACAGGAACCCACGAAGGGATCTCAAAGGAGAGCTTGCCGACCGTGTTGTTCCAGAGTTTGGCGATGCCATTGAAGAGTGATTTATAGATGTTAAAGATCGCTGTGAAGTAGGTGGTCAATCCGTCAAAAACTGCTTTACCCCCTTTAAGCATTGCTTGAAAGACTGTGTCTACGATCTTGCGAACGGTCTCAAACTTGAAGTAGAGCGCGGTCAAGATTGCGATAAAGGCGACGATCGCCAAGATGACAAGCGTGACAGGGTTAGCAAATAGAAGCGCGTTGAACACTGCGACAACGCCGTTCACGATCATTTGTGCGGCTGCATAAACTTTCATAGCGGCATTGAGAGCCAAGATCGTCACTGCGATTCCACCGATCGCTCCGCCAACAATGAGGAAGACTTTGGTGTTCTCTTGTGCCCACGCGCCAAAGGCGATCAGATACGGAAGCAAGGCTTCGACTACTGGAATGAGCGCCGCGCCGATTGACTCTTTGGTCTCTGCCAACGCAATTCCTAGACGCTTCATTCCGCCTTCGGCAGTGGCGGCAGCTGCGGCAGAAGCACCACCGAACGATCCGCCAAGGACATTCATTACATCTTCTAAAGATGCACCGTCTTTGATCATTGCTTTAATCTCTGGACTTAGCGCGGCAAGTCCTTTCATGTTTCCGCCGTAAGCCTTTGCAAGCGCATCAGAAACGGTCGCTAGGTCTTTGCCTGATCCTGCGGAGATGTCTTGTGCAAGTGCTAGCGCTTTGTTTGCTTCCTCAATGTCTTTCGTTCCGCGTACAAGTGACGCTAGTGCCGGGCGAAGTTCAGAGTCCGCTACGCCTGACGCGAGACTCATCTTTGTAATCATGTCTTCTTGTGCTGCGATCTGTGCGTCGGTCGCGCCAGTGACATTCTGCAAGGCGAGCGCAAGCTGTACCTGCTCGGCTTGATCTTCCATTGCCGCCTTAGTAGCGCCTACAAGAGCGAGCCCTAATCCTGCGACCGCTGCGGCTGCTGGGACTGCCGACTTTTTAATTGCGTACTGTGCTTTTGCAGAAGCGCCCTCGAGTTTCTGGAACTCTTTGATCGCCTTCTGCGTGCCCTTGGCATTGAACTCGGTGATTATTGGAAGAATTACAGCCATGATTTATTGCGCTTTCAAGTTCTGTCCGACGGCTTTGCCAACGCGATCCACTAGCGTCTCCATAGCATCATTAAGATCTTCTTTGTGGGCTTCATATTGACGCCATACTACTCTCGATGAATCTCCGTACTTGGCTGTTAGTGCAGCGCCCATGCGGTTACTGGTTGAAAAGTCAAAGAATGAAGCTGCCGCGCCGATCCATTTAATAGCAAAGGTCGTGAGGTTTACTGTGTTTTGTCGGAACTCTTTTGGGGGTTTTGTGTTTATGTACGCTTTGACTTTGTGCTCGGTAGGCCAAGGAAAGACCTGATAAGAGCCGCGCAAAGACCAAGATCGTTGCCAACCTGACAAAGGGTAATTTAGGGGTATAGCAGATTCAATGTCGGAGACTAGACCAGCTGTAATCCTTTTGTAATCTTTGGTGATCTCGCGCCGTAAAGACTTGTCAATCTTGTTTAATTCTTTAAGTGCTTCTTTAAGGCCGTAGACCTCTATGCGAGTTTCAATTCCTTCAGCCATGTCACCTCTTTTTGTTTTGTTTTTCTAGCACTGCGACAATGGTAGTTAGGTCTCGCGTGTCGAAGGTGTCAGCGTAGAAAGTGGGAGCCCACCCTGTCGCGACTACAAGTTCGGCGAGTTGTCGCCTGTAGCCGCGTCCGTAGGGTTTACATCAGTTGAGTCCTCTACGCCAATCTCGACATCTGGGTTAGCTTTAAGCCATTCGCGCCAAGTAGCAGGAAGTGTTTCGCCTTTAACGCCGAGCATGATGTACGCCCAGCAAGCCATGTCTGATGCGCCGATACCGCGACCGTCGGACACTCGACGATTCTCTAAGCGTTCC